ATGTACGGACAACATGGGAGCACCGCCGCCATGCCGGCCTGGCTGTTCGACCGCTGCATTGCCGTGGCCGCAGAACTGGAGCGCATGCATGGCGCCGTTCGCGGCTTCGTTTCTCAATGACATCGGCGTTACGCCGGGCTTTCGTATTCCTGATCCAAATTGGCAGCAAAACATAGTTGATCTGGAAACAATTGGATAGATTTCCGCCTACCAATAGTTCATATAATTCCTAAGCGAAACGGCACGCTTTTGCCGCACCGAGGAATAAAAATGAAAAAAATATTGGTCGCAGCGATCACTCTCAGCTTCTCGCTCTCTGGATTCGCCTATGCTGACAAGGGCGCTGGACATAGCACCAGCACAAGTCATCCGCCCAAGGAGTCCACCGGCACAGGCGCCAAGGCAGAACGCGAGCACGTCGATGGATACATGAAGAAAGATGGCACCTATGTCTCTGGTTATGATCGCTCTACCAAGGACGAGACCAAAGACAATAACTGGTCCACCAAGGGCAATACGAATCCTGAGACGGGCAAGGCAGGGACCAAATAATCCGTGAAGTTCATCAACGCGATTCTTCTCGCCCTGGCGCTTGCCGCGCCAGGCGCACACGCCCAGCTGGCGCCGCCCGAAAAGGTTCCGATCACAAAACCTCAGAAGCAGGCTGAGCCGGACGAAGCTCAGCTGGAGTCGCACGGCCACTACCGCAACAAAGCCGGCCAGGATGTCCACGCACCAGCGAAAAGCAAGGATGGCCAGGTACCGGTCGGCGCCAGCGCGCAGTGCCGAGATGGCAGCTACAGCTTCAGTCGGAGCCATCGTGGGACGTGCTCGCATCATGGTGGTGTGGCGAGTTGGTTGTAGCCCGCGCACCATCCAATGCGCGGGCCCGGTAGAAGACAGAGCGCAATCCGCCGAAGAATAATCCGCAAGCGCAACGGCGCCTGCGGGGTGTGACAATTGATGAGTTTTTTGATAATTAAAACTGTTAGGCTCTCAAGTGTTCGTCTAGGTTTAGTAGGCTAGGGCTTTCGCGTCGGCAATTAAAATAGTAAAAATTATATTGCTTTCACTCCGCAATCGTGAGAGCGTTGAGTCGTAACTCGTCAGTGGAGCATATATGGGGAATGGCGTTCTAACTGGACATGCTGTCAAGGTGGTCGGGGTCAATGCTGACCACACTTATGTGTCCAGTGATGATGGTCGAATATGGGGTTGCTTCGGGCGCACCACCGGAGGGCAGCCGATTTGCTCGGGGCCTGGGAATGTTGACCAGGCTCACTGCCTGTCGCTCCCTCTTAATACCGCTGGAATTCGCTATGGAATTACGGGAGTCTGCCATCAAGCGGCCAATCGAATTCTGCACCCATCCACGGAGGTGGTCTCGAAAGCAAAAGGCTACCGGACGAGTTTCTTTGCATATGGCACCTATGGACGCGATGCGTACGGCAGGCAATGTAGTCCTGCGCAGAATGCTTGGCCTGAACTGAAGGCCTGCCATTTGCACGTGCACCCATAAGGATCTGTACAATGAACAGCCACGACAAATTTGATGCGATCATAGCTAAAATCCATAGCTCGGATCGAATCAAGGGAGGCAGCATGGACGTCCGACATGAAGAATTCAAAGCTTTAACCGATGCGTTTCTCGGCGAAGACTATGATCCGGCCAAGCTTGCAGATGTAGAGAGCTTGCAGGTGAAGGCACAAGACGCGCAAACTACCTTCTATAACCGGTACTCTCAGGGTCACATGAGTCCGGAGCAATATGTTCGCGCAGCCAACCACACTTGGGGTATCACATTCGTCGCCTGTCATCGGATTTTGGGCACGCGAGACTTCCAAAAACTTTTTGATGCAACCCCGTCTGAACTGGGTGCACACATCGACTTGAATTCTTTCCTAGCATCGGAAGGGCTCGCGGGCGACGCTGCTCAAACGGTGATCCAGGCCGACATAGTCCAGAGCCGGCAGTTTACTCCTTCCGCTTGGTAGCGTCCTGCCTCCAATGCGCTGCGCTTGTTGCGTGGCGCCCCGCCACATCCAACAACATCCTGAGCATCCCCTTCATCTCCTGCGGTTCGCGCTCAATGGCGGCAAGGTCCTCATTGGCCAGCTGGCGGGTGAGCCAGTTCGCAGACAGCCCTCAATAGCCGCGCGCAGCAGGGACTCGTACGCTCTGCCGCGCGGCCAGTCACGCGCCAGCACCAAGACTTGCTTTTAGTGAAAAAATTGCGAAATTGCGAAATTTCGCATACAATTCACCAAATGAATAGTGATTACAAAACCCCTGGCCAGCTTATCAACTCCCTTCTCGACGAGCGCGGCTGGAATCAGCGACTCCTTTCCAGTGTCCTGGACTTAGGAGAATCCACCACCAATAAACTTATTTCCGGTAAGCAAGCAATTACAGCCGAGATTGCCCTCGTTCTTGAGGAAGTTTTCGAAGTCCAGGCAGAAATTTTTTTGACGCTGCAAAAAGACTATGACCTTGCTCGCGCTCGACTGGTGGCTCGGCGCGACCCGCAAAGAGCTACTCGGGCTGAATTATTCAAAGGGCTGCCGGTTAGTGAGATGATAAAGAGAGGCTGGCTGAGTCAAACTGATATACGGGACGTTCCAGCGATCGAGAGAGCATTGTCGGATTTTTTTAGGGTGAATTCCGTTAGCGAGATCGAGTTCCTGCCGCACGCCGCGAAGAAAACTGCAGTTCATGACGATACAACTCCAGTACAACTTGCTTGGCTATATCGAGTGAAGTCGATAGCGCTTGAGATGATGGTGCCGCCTTTTAGTGAATTGTCTGCTCGACGAGTGGTTGCAAGCTTAAAATCTTTGATTATCTCTCGCGAGGGAGTAAGGAAAGTTCCACGACTTCTTGCTGAAGCGGGTATCCGCTTTGCAATCGTTGAATCGCTTCCTGGCGCTAAGATTGATGGCGTGTGTTTTTGGCTCGACGACAACTCTCCCGTGATTGCACTTTCATTGCGCCATGATCGGATTGATAATTTTTGGTTCGTTCTACGTCATGAGTTGGAACATGTCATTAGGGGGCACGGCAAGGATCGTATCAGCGTTGATGATCTCGATGGCGACCGTGCCGGGGTTGGTGAGGAAGTGTCGGAGCAAGAACGTCAGGCCAACGAAGCTGCTGCTGATTTTTGTGTCCCTGAAAAAATGCTTGACGCCTTTATTGCCAGGAAAGAGCCATTCTTTAAAGACGCGGATATCAAGAGCCTCGCAACTGCGCTGAGTGTTCACCCTGGCCTTGTCGCTGGCCGGCTTCAATATAAAACCGGACACTACGATCGGTTCCGCGAACATCTTGTGAAAATTCGTACAGTGGTGTCACCGGGTGCCACTGTCGATGGATGGGGTGACATTGCTCCGGTTGGCCATTGAAAGGATTAAATGAAAACGAAAGCACAGCAACTACAGGACATTCTTCGTCTTTTCCGCCAAGAAACAGGACGTGATGCCGCAGATATGAATGAAGTAGCGCAATTTGCCATTCAACGCGGTGTGACTCCGCCGGTTCCCAAAACACCAGTAGCGTTGTTAGCAGAAAAACTTTCAGCTGCTGCACGCGAGGAAACCTCCATTGACTCGCAAAGCGGGCGGCCCTATAGGGTGAACTTTGCTGTTACCGAGAATCAAATGACCCTATGGCACACATTGGATCATGCACCTAGGCGAATTGCGCATAAAGGACTAATGCAGCGACGAGAGCAAATGGTGGGTGACGCCGTTTCACTGGCGGATGATGCTGAGCACTGGAATCGGATAAATCCGACGGACAATCCAATTCAAATTCCACTCGACTTTGAATTCGACGTCATGCTTCGACGGAATGCGCCGCCAGATAATGAGATTGCGGCGTAAGCTGGAGTGGGGTGAGCGCGACATGTGCTATCGGCAGCCCGTGACCACCGCCTCTAGTTTGCCTTCGTACTTCCGCCCGCACATCCAGTCCCGCGCCAACGCCCGGTCAGTGCGATGCGCTGGCGGGCGGATCTCTCGGCCACGCGTCGCTCAGCGTTTTGACGTCGCTGGCGTGACGGTCAGCTTTTTCTGCCAGGTCTCGATATCGGCCCTGGCACTCTCCAAGTACGGCTGCGAGGGTTGTGGTTGAGACACGGAGGGCATCGACGGTAGCGCTGGGCACGCCGCCGCTGATGGCGCCGAGGGTGTCGCGCAGGCTGACAGAAGCGCTGCTGGAACCAGCAGCCAAAGTGCGGATAAGGTTTTCACGGTTTGCTCCTTGCGCCGCGGCTTGCGCGACCTGTTCTGTCAATTGGGCTTCACGCTTGGCACTCGCAGCGGCATCGATCGCCTTCTGCTTGTCCCAAGCGCCCTGCACTTCCTTTCGCCCGATGTCGCGTTCATGCTCAAGAAATTCATGTACGCCGAACGACAAGCCCGCCACCAAGGCACCGATGACGGCGATCTCGATACCGAGCCGATACGGGGCAAAAAAGTCGGTCAGCGCGCTCACGCAAGCCTCCCGCCAGCTTTCAGATAGGCCTGCTCCAGGCTGGCCAACTGATTCTCGTGCTGACCGTAGCCAGCACCCGGCAGGCTGGCCCAGCGGCTACGACAGGCGGCGACGGCGGCTGCGAACTGGCCGGCCTCGACCAGCGGCAGCGCCGTACACTCGCGGATCAGTTGGATCGCCCACTTGTCCTGCGAGGCCGGGCCGAAGTCGGGCAGCAACAGCTGCACACGGTAATTGTCCCAATACCGCAGCATGTGTTGGTACCGGCCGGCGGCGTTCGACGTCAGCCCCGCGTGGTTGATCACCTTCGACGGACGGCCGGCGGCGAACGGGTGCGCGCTGAAATCGGTGAAGATTTCAGGCTTGCCGTCGACGCCGGTCACTATGACGTCATAGCCATCGCACTTGGTCGCGGGGCTGGTGCACGTGCCTTCCGAGAAGGCAATGGTATCAAGGAAGGCTTGCAGGTTCTGGCTGATAGTCATAGCAAACTCACAAAGGCCAAGATGCCGATTAGGGACAGCGACAGCGTGCCGATGGTCCGCGTGCGCAGCCGTGGATTCAGGACGCCGTACAGGCATGCACCCAGAACGCCACAGGAAACGAGATATTGGGCGACGTGGCTCATTTGTCGCTCCCGAGGAGGCGGCGCTTGAGCGTGCCGATCAGGTCAGCGGAATTGATCTCCACGAACAGTTCTCGCACGACGGCCAGGGCGAAAAGGCCGACGAGGAACTCGAGGAGCGCTGGCACGTGTTCGCCTGGGATGTGCCAGAACTCGATCGCGGCTGGGGCGACATAGCCCGCGCACGCCAGGCCGGCGCCGAATGAAGTCGCCTTCTGCCAGAGCGTCAGGTCAGCGCCCAGGAACTTTAGCGAGAATGCCGCGCCGACCGCGCCCGGCAAATATGTCGCTGCGGATTTGATGGCGGTCGCCACAATGGCGGTCGCGGTGGTCACAGGTTCGGTCATGTCGGCCTTTGCATGAAAAAACCCGCCGAAGCGGGTCTGGTTGGTTATGGGTTGATCGCGAGAAGTGCTGTCTCGCCGACGTGAGACAGGTCGGCGAACAGGTCGCGCCCGGCGGCGCGCAGCACGGCGGCCGCAAATTCGTAGCAGAAGAACGCGTCCGCCTCGGCCCAGTCCCGGCCAGGCGCGAGACTGAGGCCCAGCGCGCCACCCCAGTCATACGGCACCTTGCGCCGAGCTTGCTCCGCCGCCCACTTCAGTCCGGCCGCCGCATCCGGGACCTGGTACCGACGTTCCCGGACAATGACCTGGCCATTGATGGCCGTGGCGTAATCCACCGCGCGCACGCCGTGCAGCATCGTCGCCTCGTAGCACTGGTCCGGGCCGACCACGATGGCGTGCGAACTGAGAGCGAAGGCGAAGCGGCTGCGCGGCATAGCCCAGCGGATGAACCACGAGATCGGGTTCCAGCGGCGGTGGGTGAAAATCACTTTGATAGTGCTCATAAGACTCCTTGCGGTCGGGAACTTGATTGAATTCTCGTGGATCAGTTGCCCCAGCTCAGGCTGGCGGTGATGCCAGACGCGGTGACGCTGTGGCCGGTGTTGTCAGTGACGATGCACTGCAGCGTGGCGTTGGCGCCGCCATTGGCGTTGAGGGTGTATCCGTGCGAAACAGTACAGGCAGCGCTGGTGGATAAGCCCAGCGCGCAGCTATTGGGGTTGGCAGTGAACGACCATGCGTAGGTATTGCCGCCACTACCGCCTGTAACTGACACACTGGGGTTGCATGTGACAGAACCGGCGCCACCGGCAGAGCTGACACTGTTCGCACTATTGTTGCCGGTGACGTTCAATGGGATATACGAGCTTTTGCCATACAGGTCGGATAGGCTGATCGCCCCGGACGGCAAGCCGGCCAGCGCGCGCACATCGGAGTCGCCCAGGCTGATCGGGTAGGCGCGACCTGGCGTGACCAGGCGGATCTCGTTCATCACGTCGGTCAGACTAATGGTGCCGGAGGCTGGGAGCGTCATTTCGTGCCCCACAGACGGCGCAGCGTGGCCTGCTGCATGGCGAAGCATAGCCCGCCATAGTTGACCGACAAATTGCCTTGCTCATCCTCATGCACCGCTTCCGGCACGATGACGCGGATCTCCTGCGCCGAGCCACCCACCGAGGGCCCGCTTCCGTCGACCCACTCGAAAGTACCGGCGCGCTTCATGTCCGCCAGCGCGTCCAGTTGCGCATCGGTCAGGGGCTTCCAATTCTCCTTCTTGCGCTCGTCGGAGGTTTGTGTAATCTGGTTTGCAACAAACTGCCCCGTATCCGTTAGGTATGCACAAAGCGCTGTATTTGTTGAATTGACAAACTCAAGATTATTACTTCCTCCCACCCTGATCTGTTTTATGCCACCTGGCGTGTACAGGTAAAGACCGCTATAACTAGCGCCAACGTACAGATTTGCATTTGATCCGCCGGCACCGTAGGCGGTGTAACCCCCAGCGTATAACTGACTGTAGCCACCAGAAAGCATTGCAAAGCTCATCGAAGCGCACGTCCATGTCCCTGTACCCATACCAGTTGATCCAGGCGTTGGCCCAGCGTCAAAACGGATGTCGTGGTCGTTGGCGTTTGACGTGCCATGGAAGTCAAGATACCGCCCAACTTCCGCCAAGGCACCCGGGGTAAATACGGAGGACGGCATCCCGCCCAAGTTAGCAAGTCCCGCGACTGCCGTGGTTGCACCAGTCCCGCCTTGCGCCACCGTGACTGCCGCTGCCGTCGACAGCAGCGTCCCGGAGGCTGGGAACGTCACCGTCGTGGCGCCCGTCATCGTAAAGGTCGAATTGAACGCGCCGGAAAGTGTGAGGTTGCCGCCCAGAGTGATCGTCTTGCCTGAGTTATTGACCCCGGTACCGCCATTGGCGCCCGCGACAATGCCCGTCACATTCGCGGAGTTTCCGGAAATGGATACGGTCAGCGCATTCCATGTGGTGCCGTCGAATTTCTCGAACCGGGTGTTCGTGCCGCTGTAACGGATCGCGCCAGCTGTCAGGCCGACAATACCCGTCGCATCGTGCAGCGCGGCCTGCGAAATAAACAGGTCGCGGATCGAGGCGAGCAGCGTCGTATAGTCCTGCATGACCTTCGGGTTGGTGATGTCAGCTACTGCCATTGAGATGCTCCTGAGTTAAAACACGCCATCGCACTGCCACGAGAACGGGCCCGAGATCCGCGTGCCGGTTTTGTCGAACAGCAGGACCTTGAAACTGGTTGGATTTACAACAGCCACGTAGTCGCACGCCGCGAACACTGCCGCGGTGCCGCCGGCCTGGATGAATGGTGTCGTCGCGCTAATGAACGGCAGGTTGAAATTGACCACCGTGCCACCGACGTCGGTCGCCACCGCATTGCCGGTCCCGCTGTCGCGGCGCTTCTTGCTCGACAACTTGAGGTTGATGTTCGTGATCGACAGCAGATTGGCGCCGCCGGTGGCGGTGAAGTCGTAACGCATCTTCACGTAGCGGAAATTCGACGCAACGATCGATGACAGCCCTGGGCTATCGGTCCATGCATCGCCCCAGGCCAGCTTGTAGCTGATCGTGGGCGTGACCGTGACGGTGCCGGCCAGCGGCTGCGACGTCATCGTAGCGGTCACCGACGTCGACGTCAGCGTGCTGCCGTAGTCGACGATCTCCTCGTAGTAACCGCTGGTGCTGGACTTCTCCCAGAAAAACGGGAAGCCGGCCGCGATTTGGTCCGCCGGGGTTGTCCAGCCGTTCGCAGTAAAGTGGGCCTGCCACGATTGTGTGGTGAGGGCGGCATATAGCACGCCGCCGTCCTGGGTCACGTTGCTCGTCTTGAACGGCACCAGCCGCACCCAGTCGATATCGAAGATGTCCGCCGACGTGTTGCCAAACTGGAGCTGGACGTCATTGATGATCGAGGCCATCCAGTCGCTGCCGCCGGCCGTCAGCGCATCCATCGTGAAGGTGACGACCTTCAGCTCGCCAATCGCGGGGCTGGTGTCCGCCGTCGTTGCCATGTAGCTGGTCGACATGCCGTGGCCGGCCGTGTCGTATTTGCACTGTCCTACCCACCCGGCACCGGCCACGCGCCGCAGCCGCACCTGGATCATCGGGTACTCGCAGCCGTACAGAATGAAGGCATTCAGCTGCTTGGCGATGATCGGCGTGGTGCCGGTCGAGACGACATGGAGCACCTCAGGCTGCAGCGTGATCGTGTCCCCTGCCCCGGTCCAGCCCTGTGTGTCGCTGGCGAACTCGTAGAGCAAGCCGCCGAAGTCGGCGTTATAGTCGAGCCGCAGGATGTAATCTGGTGGTTGACTGACGGTCGCGGTCACGCTGGTCGGCGTGCTGGTGTTGCCCGCTGTGTCGGTCGCCTGCACCCAGTACGTGTAGACGCCTGATGCTTGTTCGAAGAATCCGCAGAATCGGCCGTTGCCGTTGTCGCCGATGCTGATGCCCGCCGCCCAGGTCGCGCCGCGGCGCACGTCGTACTTCTGAATCGGCAAGGTGGTGGTGCTATCGGACCAGTTCAGCAGTACATTGTTGTCGATCGTCTGCGAAGTCACCACCGCATCGGAGGGGTTGGCGATCGTGATCTGCACGCTGCCGGCCGGGCCGACGTTACCCGCCACATCGACGGCCGCCACCCAATAGGTGCGCACGCCGCCGTAGCTGATCTTCTCCAGGAATTGCGCGCTCTTGGGCATGTCGAGCGTCACGGCGCCCGCCCATGAGGATCCGTAACGAACCTCGTAATGGTCGATCGCATAGGCCCCGACGACTGTCGGCCAGACCAGTACAGCCATCTGGCCGGCCACGCGCGCGGTCGGCGCGACCACCGCCGGTGGCGCGACGGTGACCGCCAGCGTCGCCGCGTTGACCGATGGATTGCCGGTCGTGTCGACCGCCTTGATGCGGAATTGGTAGGTGGCGGCGACCATCGGCGGCAGCAGACATGAGTTGCCGGCGACGCTGGTCACCGGCGCGGCGCTCGCCCAATCCGTGCCGCCAACGCGAATCTCGTAGTGATCGAGGTCCACATCGGTGTTGTCGGTCCAGCGCAACCGGGTGCCGAAGCTCTCGACCGCCGAGGCAAGCCCGGTGACATCGCCAGGCGGGATCGAGAGCCCGAGCACGGTGTAGTTCAGCGTCTGCGTGTCCACCTTGCGGCCCAGCCCATCAATGGCCGTAACCTCGAACATATAGGCGATCTGGCTCACCGACTGGAAATCGGCCGACGACTCAAGCACCTCACGGGTGACCCATGCCCCGCCACTAATCGGCCGGTACCGAACGCTGAAGCGGGGCGCCGTGCTCGTCCACGACAGCGTGGCGCGGATACCGAAGCCGGCATTGGCAACCACATACAGCGCCTCGGCAACGCCCATGTTGGTCACCATCAGGCTGGCGTTCGCCTGACTGGTCGGCGCCGGCGTGAAGGAAACGCCGTTCTCGATCAGCGCGAACTTCTCGGGCGCGTGCTCGACCGCGGAGACTTCGATGATGTTCGGCTCCACCTCGGCCAGGCTAACCACGCGCCAGACCTCCGGCACCAGGTCGTTGGCGGCAAAGATGAACACTGCGTTGGCCACTGGCTGGGCCGGCAGCGAAGAGGTAAGCGTCAGCGTGCTGGTTGAGCCGAGGGAACCAGTCACCGAGCTGTTGAAGATCGAACCATCTTCCAGCATGATGCTCAGCGAATACGTTTTGCCGGCAGCGATCGTGACCGGCGCGTCAAGCGTGATGACGCTGCCGGCGATGGCTTTGATGCGCCCTCCCATGCGATTGAGCGCGCGGTTGATGTCCGATGTCTTGATCAGCGCGCCCGGGTACATTGCGCCTTCGATGCTGGTGCGGAAGGTCACCACCTCCGTTTCATTTGATTCGGAGTACAGCAGCCACTGGCCCACCCGGTGCGCCTGGCCGCGCGACGTGCAGCCAAATGCGACCAGGCTGACAGTTTTGACGCCGTACATCGCGATCGCTGCGTCGTCGGCCACGTACTCGACTTTTTGGCGGTAGAAGTCCGCCGGATCATTCCACGAGATCAGGGCGACCGTGTGCCGGGCCTTGATGCTGGTGCCAACATAGCCAAATGCCCCGTCGATCACGTTGGCGTTGGTGAACAGCGATATCGGCGTCGCCGGCGCGTCCTGTACGACCATGATCGATCCGGTTGCCCAGAACGTGATGGCGCGGAAGACCGACGCCATGTTCTGCACGACTTGGTAAGCTTCGGCCTGCGTCTGCAGGTACAGGTTGCAGGTGAACCGCGGCTCGTAGCCGCCGAATCCGTTGGGCACCATCCCATCGCAATACTGCGCGATCGTGTACAGGGTCCACTTGTCTACCTGGGTTAAGTCGATAAAATCGCCAAGCCCATACCGTTTGCTGGTCACGAGGTCGAAATAGCACCACGCCGGATTGTCGGTCCAGGCGAGCTTGAACGTGCCGTCCCACAGGCCCGTGTACGCCCGGGTGATCGGATCGTAATTGGTCGGCACGCGCACGACGAGCAGCTTGACATCGAAGGCGCGCGTCGGGATCGATGAGAATTGCTGACTGTCGATCGATAGCGACACCAGTGCCGAATTCGGGTAAGCCAAATGCGTGGGATTGACCGCGGTATACAGGTCCCAGAACGTCTTGTTTTCGAGCGTCTGTACGGTGCTGTCCGGGGTCGTGCGCGAGACACGGATATCCCAGGGTCCGGCCGCATCGAACGAGATGACGTAGGAGCGCTGGTATTTTGACGACGTCTTGCCGGTGATCGTGTCGACCACCTTGTTGACGTAGCCACCGTTGTTGCATTGCAGGTCTATGGTGATCGCCACACTGGCACCGTTCAGGTCGCCATTCTGGATATTCCGCTCCTGGAGCGACGGCAGCGAGATCGTGACCACCGCATAAGCCAGATTGGGATCGGTGATGCGCCGCACGACCGGCACCGCCTGCTTGACCTCGACGCCGACGGCGGTGTCGTAGCGCACATCCTCAGTGCCGAAGGAGATCGAATTGGCGTCCGGGCTGGTGCCGCCCTGCGACTGTGTGCCAGTGCTCCAGTACAGGTGAACGTCGGCGAAGTTGGACGACCCGTCCGCATTCTGGAGCGGCGTCTCATTGAGATAGACCGATTTAGCGCCGTCGACCAGGCCGTAAATTTCCCCCTCGCATAGCAGATCAAGGACGTGCGCGAATTGTTTCGAACGCAGAGAGTCGGTCGCCTCGACCGGGGTGTGTGCGCTCCCGCCGCCGCCCTTGCCGCCGCTCATAGGTCCAGCGCTCCGTAGTGGCCACGGCCGGTGTATGGGCTGGTGGGCGCGGTGCGCACCGGCGCAACGAATCGTTGCTCAACCGACATACCAGCTGACACGACTTGCGATCCGACGATCATCCGGCCATATCCGACCGGGACCGGATTGCCCTGCGCGATTGTGTTGACCGGCCCGTTGAACGCATACGATGGCTCGCTGCCAGGCGCTTCCTTCGGGGAAGCCGTGCTCGGCGCCGACATCATCATCTGCGAAAGACCGCCGATAACCATGCTGACGCCGAAGCTCAGGGCCATCGTGCCAGTGGTGCCAGCGACGATGGAACCACTCGCCGACAGCGACGCGCCGTCCGTAACGAATGCCGCGACGATGATCAGAACACCGACCAGCACCTGGCCCAGTCCATTCTTGGCGCCAGCAACCACCGGCACGATCTTGATCGGCGCCGCGCCGCTCTGGAACGTCAAATCCTCCATGCCAATATCGCTCTTGCCGACGAGGATGCGATAACCAGGTTTGTGGCCGGCCATCGCGGCATCGAAGCCACGGAAGTTGGCGCATAGCGCGCGCACCGCCTCCGCTGGGCTGGCAACCTCGAGCGAGAACACCTTGCCGAACTGCTTAGCTAGGTGCCCGTACAGTCTCACTTCACGCATAGCATATCCTTGTGCCGAATAATTTTCACGGTGCACTTCTCCCAGAACCCACCCCACACGTCGACGCTCGACAGGCGGTGTTCCAGGTGCTGCATGATTTTTCCGTCGCCGACGTAGACGGCGCCATGGTTCGGCGTACTGGCCCCGATCTGCATCAGCAGCACGTCATGCAGGGCGATCTGGTCCACCTGGACGAAACCGGCCTCTTCGTAGTGCTGCAGGTACATGCTGCCACCCGTCTCCCAGAACCGCTCCGGGTGCGGGAAGTCCTTGAGCGTGATGCCGAGGGTGCGCTGGTAGTAGTCTTGAATCAGCGTGTAGCAGTCGAGGACCGTGTACGAATAGACGCGGTCCACCAGTGGCGCGACGTAGCCGCTCGGAGCGAATTCATGGATGGCGCCTGTTGGCCAGTTGACGATCAACCACGGCAGGCCGGACGCTTCGCAGCCCACCAGATCGGCTTGGCTGGGCAGTGGTGCCTCGTTCGGGTGTGAGTGCACGATGCAGATCACCTCACCCTCATCTTCGGCGGCGGCGTAGTCCTCCGGGTGAACCGAGAAGTGATCGTCGCCCAGCGCGGTGTTGCGGCATGGGTAGTAGCGCCGGCGCCCGCGGCGCACTACCACGACACCGCACGACTCGCGCGGAAACTCGGCCTGCGCGTGGTCGCGGATCGCCTGCAGTGTTGATTCGTCCATCGAGTGCCCAATAAAAAACCGCCCGAAGGCGGTTGTATTTGTCGAAATTTAGGTCACCGGACTAGGCCGACACCTGGGAAGCCCCCATAGGGCAGGACCCCGTTCGCGCCGAAGCGCAGCTTGCAGCCACTCAAGCGTTTGCTGCACTTGTCGAGGCCCGCGTTTGATGTCGGGACATCCATTGCGTCCGCGACCGGCCCGCCGGCATACCCGCACTCGGCCGAGCGATACACCCAGGCGCAACAGTTCTGAATGGCCTGGCGGCGCGGAAGCATCACGCCCTGAATGTCAAAGGCGCTGGCCAGCTCCCATTCAATCAGCAGCGGCGTCTCGTTCGACTTGCGGTCGACATAGAAGACGTCGTCAGGGAAATGCTGGTTCGGGTCGGCTGTCGGATTGCCTGCTGAAAAATTGACCGCATCAAGGAAGCGCGCGTACGTGCGCCTGCGCGTGACCTTGCACCCGAGGTAGTACGAGCTGGCGCGCGCCGCACCGGACAGCAGCCCCTGCGTGTTGGACGCCTGCAAAACGGGGCGTGGCAGCGTTCCGGAACTGCGCCGGTCGAACCCCGTGGCCTTGATCGGGAAGCGCGTGTAGACTTGGCCCTGCCATGTCACATCGGTGCTGAGTTCGTTCGTGCCGGCGTGGAAACGCAGGACGCCGCCGCCATACTTGGTTAGATCGAGTTCGTAAAGCTCCACCAGCGCCGTGGGCGCGAGCAGCTGTACCTCGGTGGCAATCGTGTTTGACATGTCAGTTCCCGAAGTCCTGTTCGAAGGTAGCGCTGCCGCGCCAAATGGCGCCAGGCGCCTCGCTGACGCCATATTCTTTGCACGTCCAGCGCTTTGCCACTGCCTCGCCGCGCGCGGTCCAGGTGAAGGCGGCCGTGCCGCCGAGGGCATCGAGGAAAGCGAGGAAAGCCTGGGATGCCGCCAGCGTGCGGAAATTGAACGTCAGCTGCCAGGAGGCAGGATTCGAATTCAGGCCGTTGGGTGTGCGCTGCGTGTAGCCGTCGCCGAACGATGCCGCGAGGATCTTCGGCCTCTTCGTGAGCTGCGCGGTCGCCGGCACAATCGTGAAGGTCGTCATGCCAGCATCCCACCCATCCGTTTTTCCTGAATGATCGTCTCGCGCACCTTGTCGCCGATCAGCTTGCCGAGGCGCTCCATCTCGCGGCCGTCGCCCTTCGAATCAGTTTGGCTCTGGCCAGTGTCCGCGTTCACGATCACATTGACCTCGATGCCACCACCGGCGCCGCCGATTTTGCTGTTCGGGATGATTGTGCCGGCGCCGGCCGGCTTGAAAATCTCTGGTCCGCGCTCGCCGACCAGGTAGGTCGAGCCGCCCAGCACCGTACCGCCGGCGGCGAATTTCCCATCCACCTCGTTCATGTTGCCGTAGCCATCCCACCCGGACGAGCCAGGCCCACTTGAAGGTTGCGCGCCGCCGCCAAACAAGTACTTGGTCGCCATCGACAAAAGCCCTGAGATCGCCTTGCGCGATTCGATACGAGCCATATCCGCCAAGATGGATGAGGCAAGGCTTTTGAAACTGAGCTTTCCGGTCATGGTGAATTGGACGAAGGCATCCTCGGCACTGCGCAGGCCGTCGGTCATAGCATTCCCGATCTGCGCGCCGACGTTGCTCGCTTCTTCGCCGTACCGGGTCACCGATGCTTGCAGGTTCGCCCAGGGGTCGCGCTGCTGGGCGTCCGCCTGGTCGTACAGCGCGTCGCTTTTGGCCTTTGCGGCAGCGGCTGCTTTGTCGAATTCAGTGCGATCTATGGGCTTGTCTGATCCGGCTTGCCTTTGCTTCTGGCGGATCTCTTCTTCGACCTGCAGCTGAATCCGGCGCGCTGCGGTGAGTTTGGCGACCTCGATAGAGGACCGACCGTACATCATGATCTCGAACTTGAACTGCTCCGCAGCCTGATCTTGCTGGACCACCCACTCCTTCATCTGGATATTGAGTTGGGACTGCGCATCGGAACGCTGCAGCGTCGCCAGCTTGGCCTCGTTGCCAGCATCGCGAATCGCCCTCTCCTTTTTCGCGTTCAAAGTGTCGATCTTCGTCTGCTCGGCTTCACGCTCGGAGCCCTTTTTCAGGGTGTCGCGATAGCGTGTAGCTTCGGCAATCTCGCCGTCGTAGGCTCTCACCGCCGCAGCCAACGTATCCTCCGCCGCCTTCTTTCGATAGGCGGCATAGTCCGCGACACTCACCAGATCCTGCGCGCGCATCTCGGCCATGTACTTGTTCGAGAACTCGATACCGTCGAGTTCCTTCGCCATGCCCTCTTCCATATCCTTGATGCGACCGGCGTTGATGTTCTTCGCCAGACGCGAGGCCTCTTGCGCGGCCTCGTTGGCCTTGCGCTGCATTTCGCGATCTTCTCCGGAGCTGTTGTAATTCAGGTCATTCTTCGGCTTGCCTGAGTCCGGGGAATCAACGCCCTGCGCCCGCGCATTGCGGCGAGCGTCAATCTTGGCTTGCATTGCCTTTCTTGTGCCGTCGACTTCTTTGTCGAGCAGCTTCGCGATGTTCTCGCCGTAGACCATCTGCGCTTCGTCGAATTCTTTCTTGGCCTCCGCCAAGTTATCAAGCGGCTTGCCGCCAGCGACCTTTGTCACCAGCATGGTCCCGGGGACGGACAGCATCACCACTTTCGCCATCGCTCCGACACTCTTGATCCCTGACGTGGCGGTCGTCAGCAACGCAGGCATCAGCTTGATCGTATCGACGATCAATGCCAGCGCCATCGCGCCATTGTCCGCCCAATCTTCGATGGAATGGTCCTTCGCCAAGTCCTTGGCTACGCCATTTACCAGGTTGGTATTTTTGGACGCGTCGAGCATCGCGTTCGTGAAATCGGTCATCGTGGGCAGCAGAGCCGTTGCAATCGTCTTGAAGAGCATGCCCTGCTGCGCATCCAGCTTGGCGAGGTCACGCTGATACTGTCGCGCGGCCGTCGCCTGGGCATCGGTGACCTTGGCCTGGATGTCGCCCTGCTCCTCCATCAGCTTCAATGTGGGCAGCATGTCGGCGCCGGATTTGCCGAAGAGCGCCTGCGCGATAGCAGCCTTGCCGGCCCCATCCTTATACTCGCCCAGCTTCTTCGCCACCTCCATGATCATGTCGCCGGGGTCTTTCAAATTCCCGGCTGAGTCCTTCGCGCTCAGGCCCAGGTAGCTCAACGCCAGGCCGGCGCCCTTCGTTTCATTGTCGGCGCCTGCCATTCCCTTCGACATCTTCGCCATGGCTGCGGCCACGGCATCAATATCACTTCCCGATTGCTTGGCGAAAAACGACAGCTTCGACAAATTCTCAACGCTGGAACCAGTCTTTTCAGAAATGGTCTTCAGGTTCGCCATTCCGTCGATGACGCCCAGGACCTTGGTCCTAACCGCGTCGAAACTCATCCCCACGGCCGCGCCGAGCAGCATCCCCTTTCCGAGTGATATTGCAGCCGACGTAGCCCTGCTTGCCTGGCTCTCCAATCCCTTCAGCGCCTTCTGCACCTGGTCGCTGCTCGCCGCCATCTTCAGCATCGACTGGTCGGTTTTCTGAGCAGCCTTGTCCATATCGGCCATGAACTTAGCCATATTGGCCTCTAGCGATACGACCAGACCTGGAAGATTTGCCATGGTTATCCTGAATGAAGATATTGCGCTGCCGTAGTGCTATTCGGTGGGCTGCGAGCCAATGCCAAAAATCGCCGCTCGGATCAAGTTCGACTGCGCGACAGGATCATCGAGCAAGACAGGCTCGTCGTCCTGCGCCGGCTGGCCAGTGCTGCGCCAGTGGATGAAGTCGGATGCCGCGTAGGGTTCCGGCCGTTTCTCGTGGTTGCGATTGACATTGGCCAGCACCGATGTGGCCACGCCGTGCCGCGCGTCGGCAATCAGTTCGCCGAATGGCTCAAGCTCGTAGTAAGCCAACCATTCGGTGAACTCGGCCGAACTGATCTCGGCCTGCGCCTGCCTTACGCTTTTCCCGAGCTGGAGGGCGAGGCGGAACCAGAATCGTCGCTCTGGTCGCTCAGAGAGTTTTTTACCGCGTCCTCAACCGAGTTGCCGCCCAGGCCGTTCAGCCGCATCGCCACGGCGGCCGGCGCGTCCAGTGACGTGGCGTTCTTCGCCTCCAGTTGCGCCAAGTCTTCCATGGTGAACAGTCGTTCGCCGTCTTCGTCGATGCAGGTGGCGGCCAGCAGCGCGGCCGAGAAGCGACCCAGCGGCACACCCTCGTCCGATGCGATCGCAGCGCGGAACTGGTCGCGCTCCTGGCCGGTCATGGTACGCACGCGGACCGTGCCGCCCCACAGAGGAACGGGCACGTCTTCGTGTGGCAAGTCGGACGCGCCAAGGATTGCAGATTTAGTCAACAGTGTCATTGTGGAATTCCTATTGCGTGGTTTGTTGGAGCGGCGATTACGACCAGGTCACCGGCCCGGTGATCTTGGTGTCGGTCTTGCCCTTCAGGACGGCGTTGACGCCGCCGGCGATCGGCATGGATTTGATAAGCGCATTGAACGTCGCCACCTTCGCATCGGGCAGCGTCAGCCGCAGACCGGTCATCGCGCCGCTCACACGCGCCGCGCGCAGGGCGTTCTGGCCGTTGTCGGCATTGAGCGTTTTGAGTTCGAAGCCGAATTTTCCGTTGTCCACCAGGCCATTGATGTACTCCATGGCCGTGCTTTGCAGGTCTGTGGTGTCGATGTCGCTGGCCGCGCCGTCGAAACCGTCAAAAGACAGGAAGCCCAGGACCTGGGTGTACGTTGCTGGCGTCGCCGTGCCGCCCGAGGTGTAGGCCATACCGGTCGAATCCTCATCGAGCAAGGCGAATGTATTTGCCGTGACGTTGGAGACGATATGGGTCTCGCCGTTCAGCTGCGCCGCGATGGTGCCGACGATGCCGGCCAGCGATACCGCGGTGCCATTGGTGAAGCCGTGGGCCGCACTCGTAAAGATGGTGGGATTGCCGACCGTGACGGCGGTGATGGTTTTCGCGCCACCGGTGCCAGTGGCGACTTCGAGCTTGCTGCCTTGCGCGGAAATTCCGGACATGGTGTGATCCTTTGAAGAAAAGAAAAACCCGCATCAGCGGGCGGGTTGGGAGTGGTGAAGCGGTTATTGGTGCCAGGTGGAGATATCGAGCGTGGTGCGGTGCAGCTTCGTGTCGGACTCGTAGTCATCCATTTCCATCAAGATGACGTTGGAAACCGACCAGGCCTTGAGCGCAGCTTTCATCGCGCCGACCAGCGTATCGAGCTCGGTGCCGCTGCGCGAATACACGTCCAGCTGGATGCGCGTGTTCGTCTCGTTGTCAGTGCCGCCGTTCCTGTCGAGCGTCGAACCCTCGATGCCGACGACCCGGAAGAACGTGGCGTATGGCACGGTCGGGCTGTCGCCGGCACTGTTGCGGTAGACTCGGCCGGCGAACACCGGGCTGGCCAGCGCGTCGAAGTCGGCCAGGATGCTCATTTAGTCAGTTCCTTTGCTGCCGCCTCGATCCCGGCGCCAAGCACCTCGCCGATCACCTCGACAGCGCGCTCCTTCTTCGCTTCGAACGCCGGGCGCATGAACGGTTTGGCGGCCATCTTGGACGTGCCGAATTCTAAAAAACGCCAGTAGTAGGCGTCGAATTTGCCATTGGCCGCTACACCCTTCTGCCCGTATTTTCCGTTCTTGGCCTGCCGGACAAAAACGGAGTATTTCGCGCTGGTCTCGCCTTTGGTGTCCTTCTCGCGCTTCATGGCGATCGCGCGCTTCGTCGTCCCAGAGCGCACTGGCACCCGTATGCGGGCCTCATTGCGCACCTCGGCCGCGCCGGCCGACACCGCACGGCGCAGTGAATTCTTCGCGACACGCGGCCCCAGCTTGCGCAGTGCATCGGCCAACTCCTTGAAACCGGTCAGGTTTTTCGTGTCAGCCATTGTTGATTCCCCGCGTGCACATCAGATCGAGCCAGCGACTGTCCGGTCGCAGCACCGCCTCGATGTCATAGACGTCCGCGCCGTACAGCACGCGCATCTTCTCCACCACGCCCGCGCGCGCGCGGATCCGGATTCTGGTCAGTACCGCGTTCTGCGTGGCGTGTGCCGCGGCGTACTGGCGGCCGGACATGTCCGTCACCTTCGCCCAGACCTTGCCGTCGCCGGCCGTGATCACGTTCACCCAGTAGTCCACCAGGGCGCCGCTTGCATCCTTGACCTCGACACGGCGCTGCAGCGTCACCCGCTTGTCCAGTTCGAACGGGCTCATCCGTACGTCCTGATCGGATCGAGCAGGCCCCCGATGAAATCTGACTGAACCGTGCCCTTGAACTCCTTCGACGCAGGCTCCCATTGCTCAGCCAGACGCGCCAGGATGTACAGGCTCGCGCATTCGGGCGTGGTCGTGTCGTCGGGCCCATACCCGCATGTGACGTCCACGGTGACGGCATTGATACGCGCCGCAGTCGCCGGCCAGGCCTTGCCGATGCCTGGCACGATGTAGCCCGGCAGGGTCACGATGTCGGCGTAGTAGTCGGCAGGGTCCAAGATTTGCAACTGGCTGTCCTGATCGTAGAACTTGACGCTATCCACGCTGATCGTCGGCGAGCGCGCCAGGCGAATCGCATCAGGGAAAGCATCGAGCGTCACGCGCCACTTCTGTGTAACGAAGGCGCGCCCCGTCTCATGCTCGGCCGCCTGCGTGACACCCTTGATCCACACGGTGACCAGCGTGTCCAGGGAAGTGTCGTCCGCATCGATGCGCAGCGCCTCCTTGGCGGCGGCCAGCGATACAGCCAGCGCCGCCGGCGGCGTGATCAGGCGTTCGGTCATCGGTTGTTCCTTTGAATTGCAGCGGGGCGGGTCGTATTTCCGCCGCGGAGCCTGGTCGCAAGCTCATTTTTGTGAGGTGCGTATCCAGGGCCTGTTGGTGCGCGGGCATAGACCACTTGGCCGGCGACAATTGCCCAGGCCGTATCGAAGACCGCGCCCGCCTCCATTACGGATGCCACGGCGCTGATCATCGCGGACATAGTTGCGTTCGCTGCAACCTGTTCCAGGCTGGCCGCCACAGCGATCAGCAGCGCCGAATACTGGTCCGTTGCTGCGCCCGATTCGGTGATGGCCGCCGCGATCGTCGCGCCGGCCGGGTTGGATGCGTCAGCCGCCGCGGCAACCTCGCTGATGGTCGCGCCCATAGACGTAGCCGCACCGATCGTTTCGGAACCGCTTGTGCCCTCCGTGATCGCAGCTGCTGCAAGCGATACCGCGCTGACCACATCGGCGGAGCTGGCTACCTCGGCGACCAGTAACCCGCCAACAGTCGCCGCGCCCTGGCTGTCGGCCGCCACCGCTGATTCCGATTCCTGCGCCGCGAGCTGCGCAGTGGCAGTCAGCACATCCACAGCCGCCCCTGACTCGCTCACCGATCCCGCGATCGTCGCACTTCCGGTCGCCGTGGCGTCGTTAGCCGTCAGCGTCTCCGCGCCGGCGGCGGCCAGCTGTGCGGAAGCAGCCGGCACGTCGACGGCCGCCCCGGACTCGCTGATCGTGCCCGTCATCGTTAAGCTGCCGGTCGCCGTGAGGTCACTGGCCGCCAGCGCCTCGGCTCGCGCCGCGCTCAGCGCCGCAGTCGAAGATGCGGAATCCGCGCCGGCAGCAGTCTCCGCCAGCTGCGCGGTGAACAAGCCGTACGCAGCCAGCGCATCGGCCGCTGCGGTGGACTCAGCGCCGGTGGCCGCCATGATCACGGTTGCACCGCAGCTGTCGGCGGCGACGCCAGATTCCGCCAACGCGCCAGTCAAGGATCCGCCAGCGGCCACCAGCCACAGGCGCCGCGAAGGCGCGCGGATCAACTGGTGCGGATTATCGAAGTGCGACGCAATCTCACCAGCACTCAGCGCGCGCGACCATACGTCAAACCCGTCGCTGTAACCTGAGCACCCGCCGTTCGGCAGGCTGCTATCGGAGCTGTTGAATAGCACAGCAGGCTGAGTGTTGACGAAGTCGATGTTGGTGTTGCCGGTGGCCGTCACCGTCTCCACCAACGCGCCGTTCTTGTACACGGAGATATTCAGCCCGGACCGAACGAAGTGGTAATGCGCCGCTGTGCCCGCTCCGGTGGCGAATACGTTGGTGGAGAATTTGCCGTAGTCCGCGCCGCTACTGTTGACGGCCCATTGCAAGGTGGTTTTGTCAGCGTCCGTGCTCTGCGCGAAAATCACCAGCGAGTTATATGGTGTGGACCACGACCCGGCGCGGTAAGGGATGGAGAAATAATTGCTGTAGGCCGCGTATGCCGTGACCTCAATACGCAGTGAGATCGTCAGGTCGCGCACTACCCTGGAGTAGAAACCCGGCCCAGGCTTGACCGCAACTGCGTCGGCTGACGTGCTAGACGAGGTATAGACCCGTCCACGCTGGCGCTCGCCGATCCCCGCGCCACCGTACAGCGTATGCAGCGCGCCACCAACGAGGTCGCCGAGACCCGGCACAACGGACAATTCCAGCCCCGCCGTGAGATCGTTGCTCCAGTCAATCGGGGATGGTTGCTGCGCCTGGCTGGTCGCACGCCGAGCGCGGCGGGTACGCGCAATACTTGCCATGGTCAGGTGTAATGCGCTTCGCGGTACTGCGCGCTGACAACGGTACCCAATGCGGTGCCGGCGTCATTGAACAGAACGATGCCCCACTTCGGCGGAATGCAGCCGAGCGGCCCGGTTATCTCAAACGTCTGGTGGATGGTGCGCGCCACGGCGCCCTGGTTCAAATTGATCACGCCCAGGCGCTTCAGGTTGGTTGGCGCGCCGATGGCTGTCAGCGCCTTGTCGGTGCCGTCAACATCATCCACTGTGCCGTTTGCGCCGCTATAGCTCGTGCCGTCGACGGACGAATAGGCATACACGATGATCTGCTTATTGCCGCTTGGTGCCGCGGTAGTGGTCAACACCCCCACGTCCAGCAGAATGTGGTCGATGTTCTTACTCGTGTCCGTGGTCACCGCTGCCGATGAGCGGTTAGCCGCCGCACCGAGCGAGCCGGCCGTGATAGTGATGGCGGTGGCTGTTCCGTATTGAATCGCCATTATTGGGCCTCGATGATGTCGGTGATGGTGACCGCGCCCAGGCCGAGTACTTCGGCGCGGCTGGCTGGTTGCATGGCACGCGCCATCAGGTCGTTACGCTGGGCTGCGGTGCAGATGCCGGTGGCGACCCATGCGGTTAGCATCTGCTGCATGTCGGCGCGCTCAAGATGGATATCGACGGCGGCGGCGAATGCTTGCTGCACCACCAGGCAGGATGCTCGGCAAGGGTGCTCGGCGTCATTCGCCGCGTCCACCACCTTGGCGTACGGGCCGGTGGCCGCCCATGCCTGCGCGGTCGTGGCCCGAATCGGCTTGATCATGGTTTGCGTGGGCGCATTGATCAAATCGGCCACGGTGCCCGGCGAGTCCGGTAGCCACGCGGCATAGCCCAGGCCTTCAGGGTCGTTCAGCAGTTCGGCGGCCAGCACAGCGGTTTGCTGCTGCGTCATTCTGCCGCGCCCTCGGCCGGCGCCGCTTCGATCTCGTCCTCGGTGAAGTACCGAGCGTGCGGCTCACCGTCGGCGCCGGTGTAGGCGACTTCGAACTGGACGTCGCCGTCCACGATCTTGACGTCGACCACTTCGCCCTCGATAACAGGGACGATCTGGCGCACCTTGGCGCCCTTCTTGAATGCGATTGGCATAGTGGCTCCTTACACGGACAGTGAGTAGGAAACAGTGAGCGTGTCACCGTTCGCGACGAGCTTGTCGCCGCCGGAAAAAAGACCGGCACTGAAACAGATGCCGGTCGTACCATCTTTCGTTGCGACGGTGGTCAGGAAGCTGCCCTTAATCGTGCCGGCACTGGTGATGCTGAACGACAGTGGCGAGCTGAGGGACTTGACGCCGGCGGATGCAGCCGACCAGGCGGCACTCGGGCGCGCGGACTGCGAGTACGCGGGAGCATTGGTGCCGCCCGCCTCCAGCCAGCCAGCGTGCGACGCCATGGTGTCGCCTGCGGCCACGGCCGAGTAGCTTGTCGCGGCGATCAGGCCAAGATAAAACGCGGCGGTGTAGCCACTGCCCGCCAGGTACTTGTCCTCCATGTCGTTCTTGCCGGCCGTGGTCACCAGGTTGTCGTAGACATCCTCCCACTTGAGATTGCCGTCGGCGTCATAGCAGCGCGCGGTGTAGATGCCCCGGGCTTGGGCTTGCTCAGCCTGGTCGCCGGCGCGACTGATCGACGCGCCGGCCGATGCCTGCGCGTTCCCTTTGTCGTGTTGCATATTTACCTCTTCGGTAGGTCGCCCCAGCGCACGCGGCCCGCGAATAGCGGCGGCGGGCATGTACGGGGACTCGGGGAGATTGGTTTGTAGCTGATGACGCGCAACCGCCCGAAGCGCTCTTCGACGTACAGGAAGTGCGGGAAGTTGCCGGAATCAGACCAGCGGATGGCCAGGTAGCGACGGTTGCCTGTTCCGCGCCGGCGCCAGAACAGCGCGATGGCGAAGAAAAGGCAGTTGGTCATTTACTTCGCCAACGACTCGGCGTACGCGACTGCCGCCGGATCTGGGTCAACGACCCCCGTCAGGCCAGCCAGTTCAGCGGCGTCGACCTCGACAACGTCATTGCACTGTCCATACGCGCACTCGCGCAGAACGCGGACCTTGACCTTGCCCTCTTTTTGCTCAGTTTTTGCCATGATCTTCCTTCGTAGGCTTGTTGGGCGGCGGCGCGCAGCCGCCGAGATGACCTAGATCAGGTCGCCGAGTTCTGGTACAGGCGGACGGCAGCGGTATCCAGCAGATTGCCGCCGGAGCGAGTCCAGCCGCAGAAGCCGACCTGGCCATTCAGTGCGAATGCCGAGTCGTCGAAGCGACGCATGGTCGTGCTGTTCTTCACATCCCGGATGTTGTATTGCGACAGGTCGCCGAACGCGATCGACTTCGCATTCGCCGCCATCACGGCCATGTCGTCGTTGATGGTGACGGCTTTACCCAACAGCAGATCCGGGGCGCCCTCGGTCACAGCTGGAATCCAGATCGGGCGGCCGACCGTGTCCTTCAGCTTGGAGACTGCGGCCACGCTCAGGTCGTTCATCATCCATTGGGCGCTGGAGCGGTAGGCGCGGTTCACGGAGTGTTTGACATCAACCAGGTCGTCGTAAATGACGGTCAAAGTCTGGCCGGCGATACCGACCTTGCCGACAGTCGATGCGGTGACGATGCCAGTCGGCTGACCGGTGCCGGTGCCGGTGGTGTAATGCAGGTTCTGGATACGCGCGATCCGGGTAGCCAGGCGATTGACGACGAACGCCACGACATCGATTGCGCTGTCCTGGATCAACTCGGCGGGCAGCGCGATTTTCTTCGAGGAATATTTGAACACCGGCAGACCGACGGTTCCGAAGGTGATGTCCTGGCCACTGGCCGCGACGTTTTCAGATACGATTTCACCAACTTCGGCGGTGCCATCGCTGGTCGGGAAGTTCATGGCATGGCCGGTCTCAGTGCTCAGCACGGTGGCGACGCCACGCATCCCACCGAAGGCCTTCAGGCGCTCGATGACCATAGCAGCGACTTCGGCCGGCACGGTGTAACCGCCCTCGCCCGGCGTCGTGGTGGACATCGCATTGCGGATAGCCACCGCCTGTTCGGCGTTCACGTTCTGGCCGTGGCGCATGTACAGGGCGACGGCAACCAACGCGGTGATTTCCACCTCATCTCCCGGCTTGGCAGTCGGGCCGGCGTTCTGGAAGAACTTATCAGCCTCCAGCTCGCGCATGGTTTCGATGTTCTTGATCTGCGCTTTGGCCGCGTTGATCTCGTTGACGAAGCCGTCGAATTTGGATTGGTCTTCGGGGGACCAGATGGCATCGCCCTTGTTTGCCAGCAGGTTTTGCGACTGGGTGGCGAGGTTCGAAATCTTCTCGCGCAGTTCTTGAATTGTCATATGTTTCTTTCAATAAAAAAGGGAGCCGCGTGGGCTCCCGATTGGGAGAGGTGACCGACCTCGGCGGGTGTGCGCGAGAGCGCTTTACGTTGCTTGCAGCAAGGCGAGCAGGTTGATGTTTGCCTGCCTCATGCATGGGACTGGGATAGCCGGCTCTGGCGGGGCGGCCAGCTCGATCACTGCGACCGGCGCCGGCTCCTGGATTGGCTCTGGTTGAGTGTTCACTGGGGCGGCCGCCGCTGGCGCATGGATGGCGGCCGGGGCTTTTGCGAAGGCCGCCAGGTTCCAGGTATTGCCGACCTTAGCGGTAGACTGCAGCCGGTCGACGAAGCCGGCAGCGATGGCTTCGCCCGCGTCGAACCAGGTTTCGGCTTGCATCCAGGTGATGATCTGCTCGGTGGTCTGGCCAGTTTCGGCTGCGTACTCGGCGATGATCGAGCCCTCGACCTTTTCGAGAAGATCGGCCGTCTTGCGCAGATCAGCCTTATCGCCCCACGCCATGCCGCTGGCGTTGTGGATCATGAAGAAACCGCCGTCAGAGATCTCGACCTCGTTGCACGCCAGCGCAATGCTCGTGGCCGCGCTGGCCGCCAAGCTGTCGATGTGCGCAATGGTCGTGCCGGTGAAGCGCTTGATGGCCTCGATAATGGCGCGCGATTCGAACACGCTGCCGCCTGGCGAGTTGATGCGGATGTGCAGGACCGGCGCGTCGGCAACCTGGTTCAGCGCGGCGATGATCGAGTTGGCGCTGACGCCCCAGTATGGGTCGATGATGTCGTAGATGTAGATCGTGGCCCCTGCCTCGTTGCGCACCAGGTTGGAGACTTGCTTCTCGCGCTTGGCGTTGTCCATGCAGAGTTGGAGAATTTTATTCATGGCGCTGGCGTTTCCTCGGTTACTGTTTTATTAGCCGGCTTGCCGGTGTCGCGCGGCGCGCGATAAAGCTCATCGCCGCCCGGCACCGGTGGCAGGCGCTTGATGCGGCGCACTTCGTTGACCGCCATATGCGCATCGCCACTGCCAGGCCCACCCAGCGCCGAGCGGAAATAGTCGCCCTGAGCCTTGATGTCGCCTTCGTAGAGTGCGTCGCGATAGAACTCGACGAAGCGGCCGGTATCGCGCGGGAACAATTTGCGGTTTAATTCCTGCTCGATTTTGCGCAGCCAGGTCTGTAGGGTGTACTGAACAAAGGCGCGGCCGATACTTTCGATTCCGGAGCCCCATGAGGTTGCGCCGGTCGACTCGTTGATCATGAAGCCGGGAACGCCGAACGCGCGCGCCACGTCGAGCACCTGGAATTTTCTCGCTTCGAGCAGCTGAGCATCCTCCGCCGACAAGCTTATTTCCTTCGCGGTGATGCCCTCGGTAAGCACCAGCGGCAGGCGGTGCGCGTTCTTCAGCCCGGCGTACTTATTAGCAAAGGCCACTTGGAGCGCAGAAACCTGCTCATCATTCATCTTTGCGGCCGCCTGCAAGATGATCGAAGGGTGTGCGCCATTCTCGAAAAACTTGCCGCTGTATTCATCCATGGCCAGGGCATTGCCGATGGCGTTACGTGCGCCCCATTGAATAACGGACATGGACCTCATCGTCGCATCGTCAAATCCCAGGCCGGGGAAATGCAGAATGTCGGACGGATCGAACCAGGTGGTAATACCATGCGATGGCAGACAGACGTAATAGCGCACGCCCCCGGTTCCGGGATCGCGGACCGGCGAGACGGAGCCCCATGGCAGGGGCAAGAATTCTCGAAACCCTCCAGTGAAGCCGCGTCGGATCAGCGTGTACGCGTCGCCGCGCAATAGTTGCGCCATGCTCACGCCCTCCCACCAGGAGGCAGCAGTGTATTGAGGGCTTGGCTGTTCGTTCAGTTTGTACCAGAGATCACTACGCGGTAGCCGTGCAGGGATATCACCGCCAGTCAGCTGATACTCATGGATCGGCATGTTGACGATCGCACCGCTGATTTTAGCGACACATGCAGCGACCGTTGACACGCGCATGGCGGTTGTAGCCGAGACTGTGGCACCGGAGGACGCCACACCGAAGGCTTCCATAACTTCATCGCTATAGGTCACATTGCTAACCCGTCGCGCCGCCTCCTGCTCCGCCCGCCAGTTCGTGAGAATCGGAGAGCCGGGTGCTGCGGCGCGACGCTGCACTTCGTCCCATGATGTGTTTTTTGTCATTGTGTTTCAGACATAAAAAAGCGCCGTTGGGCGCTTGCGGTGCTTCGTTTCTAGGCGGCCCCAAATCTCGTGCCGTACTCACCGCGCTTAGCGGGCTAATCCAGCGAGACAAACCCTTGCGTAATTTCGTTGGACTCAGCGCCGGAGATTGCCCGCGCGACCCCCATCAGCGAGGCCAATATCCCGTCGATCTTTTGGTGGGGCTTTTCCTTGCGGGGGTAAATGTTGTCCTTGGCATCCAGCTTGGCGACCACGTTCGAAGCCATCCAAGTGAGAACCGGGTTGCCATCGTGATGCACGCGGCCGGCCTTCACTGCCGCCTCGAATTCCTTCATCGGCAGGGACAGGTTCTTGACGGTCTGGCCCAGCTCGACTGCGAGGACGCCGTTCTTGGTGAGCCTCTGCTCCAGCTGCGCCGCGCGGTATGGGTCGAACACCACTTCGTCCGGGCCGTACTCACCGACGAGTGCCAGCGTATCCTCCTCGATCAGGTCGAAATCGATCTCCGCGCCGTCGTGCTGTTGAAGGAAACCTTCGATCACCCACTTGCGATAGGTGTTCTGGTTTTTCGTGTCGCCCTCGATTGCGCTTTCCGGCAGGTAGTAACTGCCGAACAGGTAGAAATGCTGCTTGCCGTCGATGATCCGGACGAACATCAACATGATCACGCACACGTCCGACCGGCTGGCCAGATCGAGTGTCAGGTAGCAGCGTTCACCCTTGAATTGTTCAGGCCGCAGCTTGCGGTCAGCGCACTTACCCCACTCCAGCAGATTCAGCCAAGCCGACTTGGCAGCACACCAGATGTTCAGGTGCTTGGTCTTGAAGCGGGTCTGCTTCGACGCGCTCTGTACCGCCTGACGCTGCTGGCTAAGGAGAAAATCCTCAGACACCGACACGCCGTAGTTCGGATTCGCCTTGCGCAGCGCAGCTGGCGCGTCCCACTTATCGCCCTCGTCGATCGAATAGATGATCGCGAACAGCTCTTCGTCGTCAAGCACGCCTTCCAGCATGCGTTTGGCGTCGCTCTCCTGGTCGAAGCACGGGCCCGCGATGTTGAATCCGGACGTCGTGATCTCCAGCAACAAAGGCTGGTCGCGCGCGCCCATGCCGGTTTCCATGGTGTCGACCAAGTCGCTGGTGTCGTGTTCGTGGTATTCGTCCACGATCGCGCAGGAAGGTGACGAACCGTCGCCAGGCTTGCCGATAACAGGCTCGAATCGGGAGCCATCCTCCGGCGTTACAAGCGCTTTCGCCCACACTTCCGCGCCGATCAACTCGCGCAACTCCGGCGTGCGCTCGAGCATCTGGCGAGCTGGACGGAACACCTCCCACGCCTGCTTTTCCGTCGTCGCGCCCGAGTAGACCTCGGCACCGAACTCGCCATCAGCAGCGAACATATAGAGGCCGATGCCGGCCGCGATAATCGACTTGCCGTTCTTCCTGGGCACGGCGATGTAGGCCTTGCGGTAGCGGCGGCGGCCATTTTTTCGGTGCTTCCAGCCGAATAGCACGCAGAAAATGAATGCTTGCCACGGCCGCAGAACGATCAACTCCTTTTTCTGGGCCCATTTCCCTTTGGTATGGGGCAGCAACTCGATGAATTCGCACACCATCTGGGCGTCAGCGATGTCGAATTTGTACTTAGCGCGGGCCTTTTTGCTCTTCTCAAGGTCGGTTAAATGCCGCTGGCATGCCAGTTTTACCCACTTACACGCATCGATTTTCCCCGCCACCACCTCGCGGGCGTAGCGATTCGCAGCTGTGACGTGAGGATTTGCCATGTATCACGCAGCGCCTCGCTTCTTTACAAGCTTTTTGAATGAGTTTGCCGCTTCCTTTTTCGGTACCTTCACCTTCGACCGGTCAGAAGGGGTCATGCCGAACCGGCCCAGCAATGAATCGAGCCGGGCCAGCTTAGCCGCTGGGAATTCTGGGTTCACCCGGAAATCCGCCAGCAGCACCGCGGCGATTTCCAGCGCAATGCGGTCCGCACTGCCCAGGACGCCGACGTGACACGTCCGTGTGAAGTCCGCCCAGGCTACGCGCTGATCTTCGGTAAAACAGTCGGGCGGGGCGCCGACATCCCCTTCGGAGTTGGGTTCATCAGGGCGCGCGCGATTCGGATTTTTCTTGAAGGCGCCGCGCGCATCGAGCACATTCGAGGGGGTGCGAGGTCTGCCCATGGTCCGAAATCCAAAACACGAATTTTGTGGAAATAAAAAAAGAGTTACCCAGTCGGTCCTGGACGCGTGTGCCCCAGACTTTCGACGCGCCCCCCTCTTTCCGTCTGCGTCTTCGCGGCGTGGCAGGTCGGGCAGGCCGACTGCAGGTTCGCGTCGTCCTCGATCTGATCGTCCGTCCATCCCATCGCGCGCGCACGTTCCTTGTTGACCTTGTGGTCCACCTCGCGGGCAACGATGGTGCAGCCTGGTCCCTTAATCTTGCACAACCCACAGTCGCGTGACAGCACACGGGCGCGGCGCTTGCGCCAATCGGCGCCATACCCACGCTCGGTGCTGCTCTTGTCGCCGTGCGAGCGGTTCCAGCCAACGGCCTGCTGGGCGTGCTTCGCGCAGTAGCCTGGTTCATCGACCAGGGCGCCGCACGCCACCTTGCGGCAGACGGTCTTAGGCCGTGCGGCCATCACTTGCTACTGCGCTGACCTGCGACATCGTCATGCCGCCATCCAGAACCATGATGTGCACATCGACGCCCAGCCCAGCGCGCACAGCGGTGACCATATGGCCGCGCTGCTCCATGGTAATGCGCTGCGGAGTGGTCAGCACCAACGTATCGTTAGCGGTCAATTCCAGCTTCGCCACTGAAGCGCACAGGACTGCGGCGTCCTTGTGATCGCGTGCCATGGCGACGATCTCGGACCACTGCGTGTGCAGTGCTGCCACGCGCTGCTCCGCATCAGCCAGGCCCTCGATCTCCATCTTCAGTTTCATTTCAGGCATCTTGCTCTCCGTTGTGATTGAGTGGCACCTGCGCAGCCGTGGCGCTGGCGGACATACCCGTCAGGCCGTAGCCCTTGGCGCGTAGGATCTCGCGGGCCCGCGCGGCGTCGCTGAGCTGAACGACCAGCTGCTCCAGCACCGTGCCGTCGGCCGCGTGCACGGCGCGCACGATCAGGTCGCGGTAGTGGTGCGGGTGCATGTGTATGGCCAGGTGCTGGTGGGCGCGCGCGGCGCGGCGGGTATTGGTGCCGGCTTGTCGGCGCTGAAAAGAATCAGCATCAACGCGAATAGCGACATGCGGCACCTCAAATAAAAAGCCGCCAGACGCAATGTGCGGCCGGCGGCGAAGGTCCGGATCAAACCGGACGAAGAGACTCTATGGACCATAGCACAGGGACCAAATAAACGGTATGTCCCGTATGCGAGATGCTCAAACGCTCAGCTTTGCTGATCATATCCCTCGGTGTACGGCCGATTCGTCGTGTGCTAGGATGGCTTTTTGCCAATTTCAATCCACATGGGCAACATTCAAATTACAACCTACCGTGGATGGGAAATCTGCACTTCCAGCCGTATCTATGAGACTGGAACTAGAATTTCCCGTCCCACCGAGGTGGCTGCCTTCGCCCATCTGTGTCAGCGCGGCGATGGAGACGATCCGAAATTGAAATGGCGGAGCATGCGGCTCATCCCTACCAAGGGCGAGAGGTACTTCGATACTCATGAACTTGCGCACTCGCTGCTCCAAGCAGAAGCCAAAAGGTTCATCGACGACTATCTATTTGCGACACGTGATGCGACGCCAGAGATCATTCAAAAATGGATGCGGAAATAAAAAAGCCACCGCTTGGGTGGCTTATTATTTCATTCCGTAGAAATCGGAAAGTAGCACAATATAACCCGAAGCCTAAAGGCGGTCAAGCAACTATTTTCGGTTGAGCTCGCTGCTGCGCCAGGCGGTCCTGCGCTGCGATATCAATGTCCTGCAACGCCTCCATCACTGCGGTATGAAGCGCGTGCAGGCGGTTGTACACCGTGACCTCGCTGCAGCGCAATTCCTGAGCGATGCGCTTCACCGTGAAGTTGCCGGCCAAGTAGAACCAGTATGCGACATCGTACTGGGCTTGGTTCGTCTTCCTGATGGCGATGACGACGCCTTCAATTTCCAGCGCGGCGGCAGCCTCGGTGATGCGGCCGGAACCGCCTTGGGTGTGTATCTGCACCAGGTTGCAGTAACTCGATTGCGACGGGTAGCCAATTCCACCATCAGTGCGCCGCTTGCACCAAATGGCCCATTCGATCATCCGCTTGTTGATGTATTCGATCATGTCGTTCCTTTTCGTTTTGGAGATGGTGTTGTGGGCACTTTTCGCGCCTCGCCTTGTCTATAACGGATGACTACCAATCATTGCGAACATCAATGCCTGATTGGCTCGCTTTAACGTTGCTTGCCATTTTCTTGCCTCGAAAACCCGATTTTTCCAGCTATGTTCGATTGGGCTTCGGACACCTTGCCCATGTCCTTTTCCAGATAGCCCATTGTGGTGATGTGACTCTTGTGCCGCATCACCGCCTGGATGGTCTGAATGTTGGCGCCGTTCTCCGACAGCAGCGTGGCGAACGATCCGCGCAGGCGGTGCGGCGTGATGCCCTTGGTGCTGCACTTCCTGTTGGCCGCTTGCATCGGTGCGCGCGCGAACCCGGCGACGAACTGCGTGCCGTCCGGCCGTGCCGCTATCAGGCCTTCCTGCTGGCGCAGCGGCGTGAGGTGAGTCAGCAACCATTCCGGCAGCGGGATCGGTTCGGCCTCTCGCCCCTTCGTCACGCCAGGCGTATAGGTGCCGCGCTCCCAGTCCAACCACTCCCAGCGCGCGCCGGCCGCCTCGCCCTCCCGCAGGCCGGCGCCGAACATCATCCGGATGGCCGTGGCCACCGCGGGCGCGCGCATCGTCGCCGCGTCGATCTCCGCGAACCAGGCCATTGCAGCTTCCACCGGCAGGATCGCGCGCGGCCGCTTCTGCACCTTGAGCATGTCCACCTGCCACGGCAGCCTGGCGATGATCCCGCGCTTGACGGCCCAGTTGACCACCAGCTTCATGATGCGAAGCCAGTGATTGACCGAGGCCGGCTTGTGGTCCACCAAGTGCCGGTTGCGCGCCTTCTCCATGCGGATGGTGGTCAGCGCGTTGAGCGGCAAGTCGGCCAGGTCGTACATGTGCAAGCGGCGGACCACGTCGACAGCTTTGCGGTGCGGCGCGCTGGCCACCGGAGCCCGCGTCTCTTCCCATTCGGCGAACAGCTCGCCCAGCGTGGGTACCGCATGGCCGCCGTTGGCGCGTTCGAGAGCGTTTGCGTACGCGCGGGTGGCCACCTGCTCGGCGGCGCCCTTCTCCCTGAGCCGCGTGCTGCGCTGCACGCGCACACCGTCCACCTGGAACCGGTAGTGCCAGACCTTGCAGCCCTTCGGTTTAAAAACGTCAACACTCATCGGAATTCCCTCGCCTTTTGTCAACCTTAGAACTTGGACCGGCTTTGCTTCGCTTCGGTCTGCGTCGGCGGCGCGCCCGACCAAGCCGAAAAGCGGCATGTCGGGCCGTCGAACATGAGGTGCACATCGCCGAGTGCGCCGCTGCGCTGCTTCCTGATCATCACCTCGGTGTAACCGCGCAGCTGCTCGACGCCCGGGCTGTGCATTTCTGGCCGGTGCACGAACATGACGATGTCGGCGTCCTGCTCGATCTCGCCCGAGTCGCGCAGGTCGGACAGCATGGGGCGCCGGTCTGCGCGGTCCTCTGACTTCCGATTTAGCTGCGCCAGCGCGATCACCGCGATGCCCAGCTCCTTAGCCAGGGCCTTGAGGCCGCGCGAATACTGGCCAATTTGAGTGGTTCGGTTGTCGCCTTCTGCGCCACTCATCAGGCCGATGTAGTCCACCAGGATGACGTCCAGGCCATGCTTGCGCTTCCAGGCCTTCGCCTTCATGCGCAACTCCAGCAGCGTGATGGCGGGCGTTCCATCGATCGAGAATCGCACACTGTCCAGGCGTCCAATGCCGGCGCTGATGCGGTTCCAGACTTCCTGCTCGTCGTCGCCGATGTGCCCCATTATCTTGGTCAGGGCAACGTTGCCGCGGCTGGCCAGCGCGCGGCCGGCGATCTCCTGCTGCTCCATCTCCATGCTGAACATCACGACGCTTTTCGTCTCGGCGATGTTCAGCCCGACATCAGCGGCCAGCGCGGTCTTGCCCATGGATGGACGGCCGGCCATGATGATCAGTTGGCCGGGCCTGAAGCCGCCGTTGAACATTCGGTCCAGGTCTTCGATGCCGGTTGAAATCGCCGTCTCGTGCCCTTCCGCACGCTTCGTCATGCCCTCGATGAACTCGAGCAGGATCTCGCGGATCATGCGCGGCTCGTTGCGCACGCGGCGCTCGGCCAGCGAGGTGATCATCGATTGCATCGTGTCGAGCACCTCGTCGGCGCTCTTGCCCGCTGGACGAAAGGCCAGACCACTGATCTGGTCCGACACCTGGATGATGGCGCGCAGCAGCGCGCGGTCGACCACGGTCTTGGCGTAGGTGGCCACGTTGGCCGCGCTGGGTACGCTCTGCGCGATCTGGTTGAGGTACGGACCTAGGCCGTCGATGTTCGCGCCGCCCCGGCCTTGCAGTGCGCCCCAGACGGTCATCGTGTCGGCCGGCTGCCCCTTCGATACCAGCTGTACGATCTCGCGGTAGATCGCGCGATGGTCTTCGCGATAGAAATGCTTGGCCTGCAGGTCGCCGACGCGGTCGAAGGCGTCGTTGTAGCGCAGGATGGCACCCAGTACGGCCTGTTCAGCTTCGATGCTGTGCGGTGGCGCTGCCAGAATGGTGGTGTCGTCGTTCAAGTTGCGTCCCGATGGTATTTGTTTTCGAGGATTTTTGCGAATGAGCTGGGCGAAAAAATGAAATCGATGTCGGCAATGAACGGCGGCTTACCAGGCGATGGTGGCGCGAGACCGGTCAGGAACGGCGAGTCAGCACAAATCGTGAAAAAGCGCCGCCAGGCCTCAAGGCCGTCAGCCATGGTCGTGTAGCCAAATGGCTTGCACGTGAGCTTTGAGGCCTCCAGCCAGCGCGCCTTAATCGCAGTTTTCCGCGCAGCGTTGATGACCTTGACTTGCGGATTGAGCGGCATCAACTCGTGGTACAGGTTTACCAAGGTGCCAGTTGGGCACTGGCGAACGTCGTCGACAGACGACTCTGCAGTAGCTGGTTCTTGGTTAATGGTTCTTGGTTCTTGGTTAGTTGGAGTGCCGTTATTCGGCTGTTCAACGGCCGTTGGAACGCCCGTTGAAAGTCCGTTCAACGCCTCTTGCTTTTTCAATGCCCTTTTGGCAGCAGAAGCCTTCCCCGCTAATGATTTTTGGCTTGTCGAGTTTCGATAACTCTCCAACTCCTCTTCGCACCGCTGGTGATACCAACCCGTTGGCGTTTTCGTGAAAAACTCGTTCAACACCTGTTCAACGGCCGTTACTTCTTCGCTGGAACGGGCAAGGATCTTCCGGCACAGCGCGGCCTGATCAAGTGTTAGTTGCTGCTCCGTGTCGTAGTAGACATCGAGCAAATCGCGATAGATGCTGCGCTCGATGCGTGTGAGGTGCCTGGTGGCCCGGTCGAAGTCACCGATGTGATGCGGGTAAAAGTTCATTCGTCCGCGCTTTCAGTGCCCTCAGCCAACTCGATGCGCTGCGCGTGCGCCAACTCATCGGCCAAGCCTGGATATGTACCGCCTAGACCTCGAGCCAATCGGTCAGCCTGCAGGGCCCTCTCGCGCGCCACCTGGAAGTCATTCAGCCGCGTCACCTCCGCATCTGCACCGGCGGCCGTGAGTGCGACACCGGCCACGGTGCGTGTGCTGCAGCCAGGCGTCAGGTAGGTGATCAGATACTCGCCGGCCTCGTTCGGGCCGGTGCATTCGTGCTTTAGCATGCACTGCTCCTATGGGTGGTGAATTCGTGTTTAATCTGGCGCCCTCGCCTTGCCCTGCGCCCCGTTTCAATGAACGGGAAATCTACGGACGGCGAGGCTGCGGGCGGAACACGACTTGGGGATGTAGTACTGGCCACCGACGCCGAAGTACTGGACCCAGGCAAAGTCGCTGCCGACGTTGTACTGTTCGATGAACCAGTACCATGCGGCTTCGAACTGATTCCTCAGCTTCAGTATTAGCAGCAGCTCCATCCGGGTCGGCAGCGCGCCACCCTGCAGTTCGGCCCATTTCAGCGCTTCATTCCACGTAGCGTCTTTGCCTTCACCATCCAGCAGGATCACCCGCTCGCGAACGCCTTTAGCGTTTTCAACGATGCCGAGGAAAGCACCTCCTTCGACGCGATCGCCAAACTGCGGCGTTCCCGTTTGCGCGGGAATCGGCGCATCGGCCAGCAGGTGATCCAACACTCCGCTGGGCGCAGTGTTCGCGCTCATGCCGCACCTCCAGCGCGCGTCGTCAGCTTGAAGCGACCAGTAATATATGGATGCTCGGCCTGGGTGGCGGTGACGTGCACGCACTCCGCGACGAAGCGCGCGAACACGGCGCTGACGTCCTTCGTCCAGTACACGGCGTAGCTCGCGCCCTGCGCTTCTTCGCGCGCATGCTTCACCATGCCGGCCGGCTTCAGCGCAATAGGCGACTGGCGCATCACCTCGTCGATGATGCGCGCGGGCAGGCCGTGCAGATGGTTGATTCGCGCACGGATGTGCACGATGGATTCGGCGCCGGTCGGGCGCGCCAGCATCAGCATCGTGTCGGCCATCTCCGTCACACGCTGGCGGACCTCAGTGAGCGCCCCAGCCTGCTCAACCTGGGTGGCTGCCAGTGCCACGTGCGCTACCCTGATGGCGGCGTTATCCATCATTACGACCACCAGCGCACGTTGCTCCGGCGGCAGGCCGGCCAACGGGTCGGCCGGCGCAGCCAGCGCGCGGCGCTCGCACTCGATGAAGTAGTCGCGGACCTGGAATCCCTTGTCGGTCTCGCTCATCATGGCTACTTGCTTGCCGGCTTCGAGCGTCAGTTGGTACTCGATGGTGTGCTGGCCCGAGCTCCCCCTTGAGGGTGAGCTTACAAAATGACTGCCTTCGACCAGGTGGGCGCGGGCGATCTGCGCTTTGACCCAGCTGGAGAAGTCTTTGCCGACACCCAGGAAGGCGTGCAGGTCACGCGCGTTAGCGGTCTGCACTTCAGCGCCAGCGATGTGAGATTTTCCCAATTTGATCAGGTCGTTCATGATGGAGTCCTTTCGATCACGAGCTGCTCGCTGGCGTTGCCGGCCTCGCGGGAACCAGCGCCAGCATGCGCGCGCTGGTCAGGTGGCGGATCGGCCAACACGACTGCCGTCATCGACGTGGTGCCGCAGGCAGTGCACACCAGCGTGTCGCCTTCCTGGATGATCTCTTCGAAGGCGGGATGCGGTGGCAAGCTGGCCAGCACCGCTTGCAGGTAATCCAGCGCTTGACCGGCGGCCGGCTCGGATTCGAAAACGTAACGGGTCTGCGCGATGACGGCGGCCAGATCCTGGGCGCGCACGTTCCCCGTGCCAGCCGGTTGCCCGGCGGCGTTTTGAGTGGTTTTCATGGGGAGCCCTTTAGGCTGACGCGATCAGCGCACGGATGTCTTCGACACGATAGAACGTGCCGCGACCGCCACCGATACGTACGGGCGCCGGATAGCGGCCGGTCTTGACCCCAGCGTGCCAAGTTGCTTTTGAGACGGGAACGATTGCCGGTATCGGCGGGATGGCTGTCGGCTTGCCGATGATTTGGCTCAGCTTGAGGAAGCCGGTTTCTGGGATTTGGCTCATGTCGGATACAGTCCAAGTTAGGCCGCTGAGGGCGATGAGCCAACAATATCTATTTTACTTACCCCTGAAAACTCCTTAGCACGCATGGTTATAACTTTTCTAGCACAGTTACAACCATGCATGCAGGGTTATTTATCCAAGCGATTCCATTCCGGAATCCATTTATTAATAATTGTTGAATATGTTATCACCGGCTCATTTTTATCATCCACCGGGACCTTAGTTAAAACATCATTGGCGAAGGCGCTTTGACCTTTATAACTCGAAGGTTTTTTTTGCCACAAATCCCAACATTCTTTTGCTAAATCCTTAGCAGCTTTCTTGGCTATTAGTTCTGGATTTGTTTTGTATTTGATTAAAGCTGCGCGCGACGCATTTTCACTCCTCGCGCGCGTTGCTGCATTGGCCTCGATAGCTGCGGTTAAAGACTCCTTAGTATCCTTTACGGCTTCCCCCCATGCATCGTCCCAAACTCTATATATATGCATCGACTCTAAAGCTTTATACGCCTCATGTAAAGCATCATGAGCACTATCCAATCGTCCTGCTAAGTAGTATTCGCCCGCCTCACAAAACCAATATAGAGACATGCACTTCAATGCCATCTTCACTTCCAAAATAGGCCTCGACATCAAAATTTTAATGCATTCGATGCGTTCATTTTTTGGATTAAGGGCGGCCATTCCATTGCTTAGCGTTGCTGCCCTCCCTTCCATTTCCCCATATCCATCTGGCGTTGCTAAGCGGCGCATAGTATCATTGTCCTCAATCCCGCCATTTTCTACGCTCAAGGCGATGTAAGCAGCGCCATCACAACATGCGAACCAATATTCATGAAGCGCTGTAGCAACCACTATAGGGAGATCTGATCCGTGTTCCGCGTCAAGCTCTTTCCGAATCCATGCAGCCAACGATGTCGCCTTCTTTCCTAAACCTATTACCGTAACAGGCAAATCAACTTTCTTTGGCAGATTCATTGCCGAAACTCCTTGCAGCGCAATTGTGCCGGATTTCGCGACAGCCTCCTCGTGAAGCTTGTAAAACTCTTCTCGCTCCATAGCATTTCCCTTGATGCCCCTGAAAATAAGGTGCCAGCCCAGCCCGTCAGGGAAACGAGTTTTCGGGGATCAGCCTAGAGCTGGCGTAAAATTATGCAATTGCAATTAATTTCCTATTTTATATGGCAACGAACCGGTGTGGTCATCGGCGTCGTTGTCTCGCTCCCATCGAGTCGGTCGGCGTAAGCGCCATGGCAATCAGGTTGAATATCTTCTCGGCGCCGCCGGCAAAGGACACGACGTCGGCCGCCAGTTGCTCCAGCCGCGGTGTCATCTGCCCGCCGTCGACCAGCGCGCGGAATTCATCGCTGCAGCGAAAGCCGGCGGCAGCAGCGGCCGCCAGCAAGCCGGTGACGATCCCCGCCGCGCTGGCCCTGTTCACGAGGCGATCCCGGTCGGCGGCCTGTTCGGTGGACATCGTGGCGAACATGACCACGGCCAGGGCGGCGTTCTGGTGCGGCGTGCCGCCCACGTTGAACATCTCAGCGACGGCGCTCATGACGCATCTCCACTGATAAGGTGAAGGTCCGATGCACCGCCCTTGAATTGAAGGACGACTGCGTTAGTCGACGACATCGGGTTCCGATCGGCTTGGCTTTTCGCCACACGAGATATGAAGTCACGGCTCCGGGCGTCCATCCTGCGGTAGGCCAGCAGCAAGGCCTGTTCGTTTGCGGTCAGTGCGCGCGCCTCTGGCGGCGTTGTGATGATGAAGGTGTTCACGATGCACCTCCGACCAGGCCGGCCTTTACAACGCGTTCGCGCAGGGCGTCGGTTTCGTTGCTGAGTATCCCGGCCACGCCGGCGCCATGCTGGCACAGAGCCCGGATGTCCTTGTCCTCACTCAGACGCGCAATGCTGCGAAACATCGCGGCAAGCGCATCTGCTTGGTCACATGCACCGGCGGTCACGCATTCAACATCGAAGGCGGTAACCTGCTCAAACCCGTTGACAATAAGGGTAATCATTGGGCACCGCCTTTCTGCGCGATGTCGGCGCCCACCAAGTGGATGAGGTCGTTCAATTCATTGGCCATCTGCTGCGCGAGCCAGAGCAAGCTGACCCGCGAACCCATGCCCAAGCTATCGAACGATGCGAACTCATCCGCCCCGATCAGTTTCAACAAGCTGCTCAACTGGCTGGTGCGCATCATAGCGTGGTCCTGCGCATAGTGGCGGTTGATATTGAGCTGACCGTAATCCACCTTCACGCTGCCGATGAACTTCAGGTCAGGCGCTGGTAGCTCCGATTGAGCTGCGCCAACTTCGCCGCTCGTTTCCTTGCCTTGCGGTATCGCTGTGCTATTCTTAAACTTCGACATGATGTACTCCTAAGAAAATTTAGGTCGTGAGGGGCCATCCGGTGCTGTAACACCGGGTGGCTTTTTCCATTTTTGAAGGCGGTATTGCGCTAGCCCGTGGCGGGCGGGCCGTGCAGGTTCGACTGCAACGCGTGCTTGATCTGGCTGGTGTTGTGGCTGGCGCTCATCTCAATCCCCGTTTGGTTTATGTTTCCGCTAATTACTTAAAATTAGTATTGTGTAAACTATTCCTAGTCGGCATTGATGTCAAATTATCGGCGTCCTGGTCGGCGATCACGTTCGCGAGCAGCGTGTGCTGCGTGGCGCTAGTCGCCTCGATGACGGCGCGGCGCTCATTCGCGCGCACCATGCCTTCACCGGACACTCCGGCCGCATCCAGTTGCGCGTGCACTTTGACTTTCTGTTCGGCCGTCAGGGCATTGAGCATGGCCTTGATGATGGGGTCGGCGTGCTGCAGCTCTGACAGTAGCGATGCGGTGATGCTGATAGGGGATGATGTTCGTTGCGCGCTTGCGCTGGGTGCGGGGGTGCTATTGACCATGATGGCCTCCAATGTCGGTGATGAACCGCACATCCCGTCGCCAAACGGGGTGAGCAGCAAATGGCGGGGTTGGCGAACCGGTGACAAAGGAAACCGGCATACCCGAGGGTATCCCCACCACTGCCGCTCATTGAGGACACAGTGGTGCTACGGACGAAAAAAAGCCGCCTGGTGGCGGTTGTCCGCCTCTGTCTATTCCGAGTCGCCAAACCCGTGCCCCTTTTTCTCGGAGCGTTTTTAGAATAGGCCTACCGTGTGCATGTTGTCAAGAATTTTTGTCGCAAGCCGGGCCCTTCGCAGCGCGTTGTGCGCCGGCGAGCGTCGCCAGCGCTATCATAAATCGCCGAACCACTGGAAGCGAAAAATGGAACATCCAATTAGCTGGGTCAAGCTGGAGAAGTATGTCGAACTCACCGGCGACAGCATTGACGCCGTGCAGGCCAGGCGAAAGGCTGGAAAGTGGCTGGATGGGAACCAGTGCAAAATGGTCGATGGGCGGTTGTGGATCGACCTGCGAGCGGCTCAGCGCTGGGTCGAGGAATGGGATCCGAGTTCGCCGATGCTCGCCGCCGGCGGGACACGCGCAAAGGTAAAAAAATGAGCGATATGTTTTTAACTAAGGACGAAATAGCCACTCTGACCGGGCGCAAAACGAAGAGCAAACAGATTGAAGCTCTGCGTAAAATGGCCTTGCCGTTCTGGGTGAACGCGCATGATGCACCGGTCGTTCCCCGCTCGGCAATTGAGGGACGCCGAGAACTTCCAAAAGAGGTGAAGCCGAAATGGATACCACCCGACTAACGATAAAATTCGAGCGCGATCCGCGCTACCTCAGCGATGGAGATCTGGCCATCCTCACGGGGTGGCGTAATAAGCGCCATCAAGCGGCGCAGCTGCTCAAAATGGGGATCCCGTTCGCGCTGAATATTGTTCGCGAGCCCATTGTGCCAATCTCAGCGATTGAGGGGAGTCTCACGGAGGGCAGGCGCGAAGTCAAAGCGCTTGAGGCGCACTTCGCTGCGCTCCGACTCAGGTATGAGATCAAAGACCCAAATGCGCCGGAAGTGAAGTCCAAGGCCTCTTCCAAGCCCCATCCATGA